GAGATTCGTGCTTTTATGGAGAACTATTGGGTCGTATCTGACGAATATGACAGGGTCAAAAAGGGACACAGTGATAAGACATTGGCGGACATGCATGTTGAGCTTACTGAATTGTCAATACATGCCACAGATTTACGGCGTGTGATATCAGATAATAATGGCATCAGACAACTTTCACAATGTACTGGACTCATTGCAACCAAATTGCGTGAGTGCTATGCTTTGATGGTTGAAGGTAATTTCAAGAAGATGCCTTTCTCAATGTACATTTATGGTCCAACGCGTTGTGGGAAGACTACTATAACCAAGATTATTGAGAAACATCTTGCAGATGCATTGGGTGAGCCAATTGCACCTGGCACCAAAGCAACAATAAGTGGTGCGTCGAAATTTATGACTGAGCTTAGACCAACCACTAAATGGGTTGTTATTGATGATGTCGCAAGTGTCAAACCTGAATTTGTTACTGACCCACCAGCAGAGACTTTTCTGCGGTTAGTTAACAATGTTGTGACATCATTGAACCAGGCTGCAGTGGAGCGAAAGGGCGAACCTGCTCCACAACCACATGCTGTTATTTGTACCTCGAATGTGTATGACATGGGCGCGGTGAGCACTCAGTGTGATCCGCGACCCATTCTTGCTAGGTTGCATCTACATGTCGAAATGGACGTGAAGGATGATTGGAAGGATGATCAAGGTTTGTGGGACGCAAAAAGGTTCTATGACGGATATACTAAAGGCGAGTTACCTGATTCGTGGAATTTTACAATACGTCAGATGGTGCCGGAAGATTCACCGGTGTATTGCAAACGAACACTCAACGACGTACCTATGGAAGTCGGCGGTGTGAACTACGCAATGGTTACTTTAGATGATCCTGACTTTGGCTTGTTGGAGCGTGTGGGCATTGATACATTCTTGAATGTAGTCAGGCGTGATGCACTTCGGAATAAAGATTTGCAGAATCAAGCCGCACAAGTCACTAAGACGGAGAAGTTTGAAGACCATTTTTGTAGTGAGTGCAAAAACAGGTATGTTGCTTGTGAGTGTGATAAGCCTATGTGTGAGATGGAAATTGATGACACTGTAGTGGATGAGATTGAGACTCAAACAAAAGAGCGCATTGATCCTCCATGTGCTAAAGATCTGTTACCGGAACCACCACGCTGCTCCAACTCGGAGCCTGAGGAGTGCATTACACCTCGTGTGGTAAGTGTTGAACCAGCAAACCTCGAAACATCAAGTTTTGGGGAAGCAATGGCGCTTGCGCAAGAGAAGCTTATACTTATGTCGACATCCAAACTTGTGAAGAAGACAAAGAACATTGGTTGGCATGTTGGGAACATAGTCGGTCTCAATATCGACACACAAGTGCTAGTTAATCGCGTGCATATTTTGGTTGATGTGATGCTTAAAACTTTGGCACGTAGCCGTGCTTTGCACTATGCGACATGGGTCATGGGAGAACTTGATGAGAAGACTCTTGGCGCCATCGTTGAAGCAACGCACCAACGAGAGATCGATGAACACAAGTACACGATAGCAGTGTCCAA